AGCGGTGGGGTTACTCGCGGCACTGCCTAAGTTGCGCTAGTATCTAGGTATGAATTTCAACCTAGCTATTAGTTTTCTTGACGGCACCACTAAGGAAGTAACTGGTGTTGCTGCTGATCTAGTTGCTTTCGAGGCTGAGTACGATCTCAGTGTTTCTCGCCTGAATCAAGACATGAAAATCACACACTTGCTGTGGCTTGGGTGGCATGTTTTGAAGCGCACTGGTGAAACTAAAGATGTGTTTGCTAAGTGGGTTGAGACTGTTGAGGGCATCGAGGCTGGCTCCCCAAAAGCATAAAGGGGCTGGGGGATAGCTCAGCTCATTGGCTTATTGCTCAGATTGCGGTTGAGACTGGTATCAGCCCTAATGAGTTGCTTGCCCTGAGCCCTCGCATGTTGTTTACGGTGCAGAGGGCGCTTGAGGCTAAGGCTAAGGCTTCTCAGAGGCCGAGGAAGCGTAGGCGATAGAATAGAAGCAGGATTGGAGCTGTCTTGCTGTCTACTAAGATGCGTGTTGAGGGTGTTGCCTTTGTTGCTAAAGAGCTTCGTTCCCTGGATCGTAAAGCTCTGAATAAGTTGCGTGGTGAGATGCGTGCAAGCATCAACCCTGTTATGCGTGACATTGCGGGTGATGTGCCCCCTGAGGCTCCCCTGTCTGGTATGAATCACAACGGTATTACTAGGTGGACTGGTGTGCCTAAATCTTCTGTGTCTTTCACTCCTGGGCGCGCGCGTGGTGGTTCTACGCGCTTGCTTGGCATGAAGTTCACTGGTGGCACTCGCGCTGGTGGTGGTATCGGTTTTGATTACGCTGAGCTTGCTGGATCCTCGAAGCGCCCTGGTGCGCGGTACACCAAAGTGTATGAGCGTGGTGGGTATGGTGGGCAACAGCATCGGGTTACTGGGCAGGGGCAGGCTTTCAATAGGGGTATTAGGGCTGCTAAACCTATCAAGGGGCGTGGTGGGTATTTTGTTTATGATGCAGCAATCAAGCGTTACCCTCGCATTGAGGGGCTTGGCAAGAGGGCTATAGATAAGTTCATGGCTGATGCCACTAGAGAAATCCAAAGAGTGAGGGCCCTGTAATGGCTATTTTTATTCCCTTAGTTACTAAGTTTGATGATAAGGGTTTGCAGGGGGCTCAGCGTGCGCTTGCTAACTTCCAAAACTTTGCTGTAGATGTGGGGCGTGTTGCTGCTGCAGCGGTTGCTGCTGTGGGTGTTGTGTCTGTACGCGAGGCTGCACAGTTCGAGACTAGCTTTGCGAAGATTCAGGGTTTGGTGGGTGTTACTGCTGATGAGATTGGTGTGCTTGAGGATGCTGCTAAAGGTTTAGGCCCAGCTTTTGGGGTTAGCGCTAATGAGGCTGCTGATGCTCTATTCTTTATCACCTCTGCTGGTTTGCGTGGTGCTGGTGCCACTGATGTGCTTGAGGCTTCTCTCAAGGGTGCTGCTATTGGTTTGGGTGACACTAAGACCATCGCTGATCTTGCCACCTCTGCTGTCAATGCTTATGGTGAGTCCACACTTGGCGGGGCTGAAGCTGTAGATGTGTTGGCTGAGGCTGTGCGACTGGGAAAGCTTGCCCCTGAGGAGCTCGCTGGTTCTATGGGGCAGGTGCTCCCTCTGGCTTCTAATCTTGGTGTTTCGTTTGCTGAGGTTGGTGCTGCTATGGCGGGCATGTCAAAGACTGGTACTGATGCGAGCACTGCAGCGACACAGCTGAGGCAGATTCTTGCCACACTTGCTAAGCCTACGGCTGAGGCTAATCGTGGCCTTGCCGATATGGGCCTGTCTGCTGAGGGGTTGCGTAAGCAAATCAAGGATGAGGGTTTGTTTGCAACCCTTGAAACTTTGACTACTGCCTTTGATGGCAACATTGAGGCTACTTCTGAGGTCTTTGGGAACATTCGTGCTTTGTCTGGTGTGCTGGACTTGATGGGTGCGAGCGTGGATGACAACCGCGAGCTATTCAACCAAATGACTGATGCCACTGGTGTGCTTGATGAGGCGTTTGGTATTACCTCTGAGACTGCTGAGTTCAAGTTCAATAAGGCTATGGAAACCTCTAAGGGTGTGCTGTTAGATATTGGCACCACCTTGCTGGATATGGTAAACCCTCACCTGGATAAGTTCATTGCTTTCATTCAAGAGAATGGGCCCGCTATCGAGGAAAGCTTCACCAAAATCTATGAGGCTGTAAACAGGATCATTACTAGCGAGGCTTTGGCTGGGGTTGCTGGGATTGTTGAGGAAATGTGGCCTGATGTTGAGTCTTTGGTGCTTCAACTTCTTGACCTTGCAGAAACTTTGACACCTATTGTTTCTGATTCTTTAGCCCAGATTTTGCCTATGCTTGGTGATATGGCAGCGATCCTTGATGGCATCGCATACTTCACTGATGAGGTTATCAATTCGTTTGGTGACTGGGATTTGGAAACTGATGGGATTGTTGAGTTCATCACTAGGCAAATCAACCCGATGCAACGCCTTGCCGATACTCTGAGGATGCTGAGGGAAACTATTGATAATGCGCGTGAGGCTTGGGAGCGTTTCAAGGGTGCTGGTGGTTTGAATCAGCTCGAAGGTGTTGTGAGCACAGGTACTTTGGGTGGGCGTAGAGCTGCGGGTGGCCCTGTATCTGGTGGCTCATCCTATTTGGTGGGTGAGCGTGGTCCTGAAATTTTCACACCTATGAGCTCAGGCAACATCATCCCTAACAATCAGCTTGGTGGGAGAACTAACATCACTATCAATGTGAACGCTGGGATGGGTGCTAACGGTAAGCAACTTGGTGAGCAGATTGTGACAGCTATCAAGAGGTATGAGCGCACTTCTGGCCCTGTGTTTGCGAGCGCCTAATGGCAGTAACAGTTGAGCTCGGATTGAGCAAAGCCTTCACCCTTGATGACCCTGTGGCTGGTGTTATCGGATCTACTGAGTTCACTATTGGTGGTGTGGCTTGGGCTGATGTGACTGACAGGGTACGCGGGATTAGTATTTCGCGCGGGAAGAACCGTGACCTTGACAGGTTCAATGCAGGCTCATTGAGCGTGGAGTTCAACAACACTGATAGGGCTTTCGACCCTCTCTACACTTCTTCACCTTTCTACGGCAACATTGTGCCCAGGCGTGGGGTGCGGGTGCTCGCTGATGGGACAGCACAATATGTGGGCAAGGTCACTGACTGGAACCTCGGCTATGACCCTTCAGGGCAATCTATTGCAGCACTTGATGCTGCTGATGCTTTTACCTTCCTAGCTCAGCAGGTGCTCACTGTGGGTACTGCTGTGGAGCAAACATCTGGTGCTCGCGTGAACGCTGTACTATCACAGGCAACTATTGACTGGCCTCTAACAGATCGTGACATTGACACTGGTGCTTCAACTTTGGGCGCTGATGTGTTTGATGGTAACGCTCTCACCTATTTGCAGAAGGTGGAGCTATCTGAGGGCGGTTTGCTTTTCATTGATAAAGATGGGCTGGTTGCTTTCAGGGATAGGCTTTCGACTCCTACTACTGACAATGTGACTGTGTTTGCTGATGATGGCACAGGTATTCCTTTTGCTCCTGCGCAGGTTGAGTATGGGACTGAGCAACTGTTCAATCAGATAACAGTGACCTCGCCTGCTGGGACTGCTACAGCTAATGGGGCATTGTCACAAACCAGGTATGGGATTTTGGAAAATTCTGTAAGCACTTTGCTTTCTACGCTTACACAGGTGGAAGATTATGCTGATTTTCTTGTGGGAAGATATGACGAGCCTGAGTATCGTTTTGCTCAGATTGCTGTGGACATGAGTAACCTGTCGAGCGCTCAGAAAGCTTCCATGTTTGCCCTGGACATGGCCTCGGTAATTCAAATCAAGTTCACGCCTAATGATGTTGGCGATCCTATTGAGCGTTATGGTCTTGTGATTTCTATTGGTCATGACATTAGCGCTGATGAGCACATTATGAATATCGGTGTGGGGTCATTGCAGACTTCACTCTTTGTTATTGGTGACTCAGAGTTCGGTACAATAGGGGAGAGCGCTCCAGGCGTTCTCGGTTTCTAGGGGGTTTGAATTGGCTGGTGCAGGGTTCAAATCTTTTGTGAATGGCAATGTGCTTTTAGCTTCTGAAGTGAACACCTATATGATGGAGCAACAGATTATGGTGTTTTCTGGGACAGCTGCTAGGGGTAGCGCGATTGCTTCACCAAGTGAAGGCATGTTTGTTTTCTTAAAAGACACTGACACGCTCACTTATCATGATGGTTCAGATTGGCAGGATTTCTAATGGCAGCAGGCGGTTTCAAAGAATTCGTAGCAGGGGAAACTCTTGATCAGGATGAAATCAATGATTACCTGATGCAGGGCATGTTGGTGTTTGGTGGAACTGCTGCGCGTGGTTCTGCTATTACTTCCCCTGTAGAGGGTCAGTTCACTTTTCTGACTGACACTGATGCTGTTGAATTTTATGACGGTAGCGCATGGGTTGAGTTGTCTACTACTCCTGGTGCTGCGATTGTTTCGAGCACTACAGGTTCCCCTACCTTAGGAACTGTCACCTCTGGTGGAACGACTTACAATGTTTATTCCTACACTGGTGATGGCACAATTATTTTCTCTGAAGCTGGTTTCATTGATGCGTTAGTTGTTGGTGGGGGTGGTGGTGCTGATGGAAACGAGGGAGCAAACCGAGGCGGTGGCGGGGGTGCAGGTGGCTATCTTGCTGTAACTAATCATTATGTTGCTCCTGGCACAGCGACTATTGTTATTGGGGCTGGTGGTGTTGGCACAAGTCTTGGCTTGAATGGTGAATCAACTCGCATGGGCACTCTTTACGGTGTTGGCGGGGGCGGCGGTGGTGGTGGTGATGGAAAGGTTGGAGCTTCTGGCGGGGGCGGGGGAACCAGAAGCACCCTTGCTGTAGGCGGTGTTGGCACTTCGGGCCAGGGCAATGATGGTGGGCAATCCTCAAATGGCAATACTAACGGCGGGGCTGGTGGTGGCGCTTCAGCAGCGGGCGCGGATGATGGTGGAGCTGGGGGAGCTGGTTCCTCTAATGACATTTCTGGCGCATCGGTAACTTATGCAACTGGTGGGGATGGCGGGACTGGAACGGCACCAGGTGCTTCCGGCGCAGCGAATACAGGTGACGGCGGAGAAGGCGGTGGCCTGAGTGACCCTGGTGGCTCTGGCGGTTCCGGTATTGTAATAGTGAGGGTAGTGGTGTAATGGCACATTTCGCTTATGTTGTAAATGGTTATGTTCATAAAGTTCATGTTCTTGCTAATGAAGTAATTACTGATGCAGAGGGCATTGAGCATGAAAATCTTGGTAAAGAGTTTCTAGCTCAGCTTCATGGTTATTCACCTGCAGATATTGTTCAATGTTCCTATAACGGTTCTATTCGTGGCATTTATCCTGGCCCTGGTTTTAGTTATGATGCCGAGGCTGACATTTTCATTGAGCCAATTATTCTTGCTGATGTCTAAATGTGCATGGTGTGACATTGAGCATGAATGCTCAGGGCAATGCGGGGAGTTCTGTCAGGGCCATATTTGCCCTGTGCGTTGCGATATATAAAGAATCCTGAGCAAAGCCCGCTGGTAGAATTAGGGTATGCGACTTCAAGCCCCCTGGCCTGCCGATAGGTCTATCAACAAGAGCTCTCCCTATGGGTGGAGAGTTCACCCGATTAGTGGCAAGCGCAAATTTCATCAGGGTGTAGATGTTGCCGGATCGTTCCCTGTAACTGCTGCCGGTGATGGTGTTGTGGGACACATCGGGTTTTCGCGTACTGGTGGCGGGCATGTTGTGGGTATTGATCATGGTGCTGTGTGGACTTTTTATTATCATGGTGCTCAGGCAACGAAGCTGAGGAAGGGCCAGCGGGTTGAGGCTGGGGACTTCATTTATACCTCGGGGAGCACTGGGGCGAGCACTGGGGCTCATCTCCATTTTGAGGTGCGTAAATCTAAGACTTGGGGCAACACTGTAGACCCTGAGCTTTATCTCTCTGAGCGGGCTCCTGTGGCTTCTAACAGGGTATCTGGGCGGTTGGATAAGGCTACTTGGATGCAATGGCAGACTGCTTTGCGTGAGTATGGGTATAAAGGGCGCATTGATGGGATCCCTGGGAAGATGACTTACATCGCAATGCAGAAGTGGGCGGGTGTGAAAGCTGATGGAATCATCGGGCCTAACACTCGCAAAGCTGTGCAGGCCAAGCTGGGTGTGAAGGCTGATGGTAAATGGGGCAAGCTAACAATCAGTGCGTTACAGCGCAAACTAAATGAGGGCAAAATCTAATGGCTGATGATTCTCACGACACTGCAACAGTAAAGGTTTCAATGCGCGATATTTATTTGGAAGTGCAACGGCAGGGGCGCTTGCTGGAGAAGATTGCCAACTCACTTCCCGATAGTGAGGACAAGATTGATGACCATGAAGCACGCATTAGGAAACTTGAGATGCGTATGGGCTGGGCTGTGGGCGGGTTTGGTCTAGTTGCTGCTGTAATGCCCTGGATTGTAGGAGTGCTTGGATGAAACCATCATGGAAAATTCGTAGGCGTTACATATTCGCTGCTTTTGTGCTGGGAGCTCTGATGCTCCTCAGTGGATCCGTTGCGGTACTTCTCAACAATGACAGTGCCACATCAGACCTCATCACTGGTGGGGTAGCATTGATAACCCTCATTCTTACCAGCTACATTTTCGGTGCTGTGTGGGAAGATAAAGCAAAGAAGGAGAACCTAGATGGATAAGTGGAACAAGTTTTGGGCGTATGCGGGCGAGCGCTCTATCAAAACTGTGGCTCAGACTGCGTTAGCAACTATGAGCGTGGGTGCTGTAGGTATTTTCGATGTGGACTGGCTCAATGTTGCAAGTG